TTTAGCTTCTAATAAGTCATACTCTAAATCGATTTGCTTGCTCTTCATCGCAAACTCATCTTGAACTGATTTTTCTTTAATAGCAATTAACTGTTCTTGAGCAGTATACTCTAAACTTGCTATTCTTACGCCAGAAGCTGCATTGAAAGGCCCTTGAGCCTGGCGAACTGCTTTTTCAAGTTCTAAATTAATTAAAGTTTCGGTAGCAGTTCTTTGCTGATTTAATAAGTCTACTCTTTTTTGTTCTAAATCAAGCAATTCTTTTTGCTTATCGAGTAGACGCTTATCGTTAGAAAGATTATTAACAATTGCTTGTTGTTTTCTTATTTCATCGTTTTGCTGTTTTAGAGCTATTAATCTACTTGTTTCGGCTTGCGCTTTCTTTTTATCGGCTATTAATTCTGCTTTTCTAAGACGGTCTTTTGATTTTTGTGCCTCATCCTGTTTCTCAGAAGATCTTGTTGCCATTTCTAACGAGTGTATTTCTAACTCTAAAGCGGCTCTTTTCTCTACATTCATTGCTTTAAATATATTATATTCCTCGCGACGAACGTCTTTAGCCATTTTAGAAATACCTAAAGTATCTATATTTTTAAATCCTATTTCTATCTCTGCATCGTCTGTTGCTAAATCTTTAAGTTGAGATTCAAATCTTTGTGCTTCTTTAGCAATGTTTTTACCGCCGTATTGCTTTTGGAATAATTCAGCTTGCTTTTTAAAATTATCTACGGCTTGAGTTGCTAATTCCTTCTGTCCCTTAGCTAAAAAGTCTTTTATAACTTTTTGACTTATTTGCATTAAAGAGCCTAAAGCTTCTTTTGCTTTTGTTTGAGCAGCTCCCATATTATAGATATCGCCTTCTTGACGTGCTATATCCATTGATTTTATACTATCTTTAAAAGAGATTTGCTGTACTTTTAATTCTTTAAATGCTTCTGCATATTTAAGAATTGATTTTTCACCTTCTTGTATAACTGATTCAGGAATTTGAATCTTTAAAGCATCTCTTAATCTTTTAGATAAATCTTTTGCAGCATCTGCCATGCCTTTAGTTTCTAAATCTTTAATTTGATCAAAAGCAGATCTTATATCTATTTGTGATAAACTATTTAAAGTTTTTTCAAAAGTTTGTGCGCCTTTACCAGCAGATTGAAAGTGTTTCTCTATACCTTCTACAGTATCTTCTACATTGCTTTTCAGGTCGTCTAAATCTCTTTGCTTTTTTGCATCGATTTCGATTTTTTTAAACCACTTTTGTAATCCAGATCCTTCATAAGGATCCCATCCAGTAAGCCATTTAATAGCTTTACTACCAGCCGCTAGAATACTATCAAATATTCCCATAATATCTGAAGCCATTTCTTTTAAAAATTGAAAAGTAAAAGCTGCGGTGATAATTTTCATGACAATTTGTACACCTTTACCAAGCCATCCGAAAGCTTTTACTATTTTTTTAGCTGCTCCTGACCACAGTGTTGCAATTTGAGCAGATTTAATTTTTGACCAGTATACCCAACGATTCCACATTACTAATAATTTAGAATCTGTAGAAGCCCAAGCACCTTTAATCTTTTGTGTTGCAACTTGCATATCAAGAACCATTGACTGTGTCATACCTTTAAATGCGCCGGATGTAACTATACCTTGTTTATTAATATTATTTAAGGCTCCAGTTATAGCCTGCTCCATTCTAGCAATTTCACGTTTAGTAAGACTGGCCTCTGTTCTTAATTTCTGCATAAATTTTGCTTGTGACTGCGCTCCTGCTCCTTGAGCAATCCCTTGAGCTTCTCCATATCCTTCTACTTTAAATTCTGCAGAAGTCATTCTACTTCTTGCTAATTTAGTTTCGTAGGATTTTTTAGCTTTTTGCGCTTTTTTAAAGTTTTTTTCTGCAGACTTACCCCACTCATCCATTGACTCTTTTAAGCTATCCATAGGGATAATACTTTTTAGTATCATTAGTGAAAAGCCTGCAAAAGCGCCAAGAGCAAGTCCTGCATTATTATTTATAGCTGTTGCAATAGACTGAAAAGCGGGTAAAATTCCTGTGGCTATTTTTTGAATTAAATCATCAAAGGTTTTTTGTAGTTTAATAAAAGGATCTGCGTTAGGTTCAATATCGCCAAACTGCTCATTAATCTGCCTCTGAGTTTCAAGTAAAATTGATTGAGAAATTTGATAGTCTGACATAGCACCTACTGCGATATTAAGAGAGTCAGCATATTTTTTCTTTGCTTTTTCTAATCGAAGTGTTACACCCAATTCGTCAAGTAATTCTGGTTCTGCTTTTGAAACACCTCGTACTAATCTATCAAATGCATCTGTAAAATCTCTTCCAAGTACTTTTGATACTTTTCCAGCAGATACAGCTAAAGCTTCCATTTGACTAGAACTAAATCCTTTTGCAGCTCCAATTGCTGATGCTGCGGCTGCCTCTTTAAAGCTTAACATTCCTTGAGAAGCTTTTTGTAATTGAGTAGATAAATATCCTAACGCATTACCAGTAGACTGTGCATATTCCATCTGAGCTTGCTTTAGTCTTTCTGTTTGGGAAGCATTTTTCAAGAACTGGAATGCTGCAGATACGGCAAATAAGTTAGCAGCAAGAGTAGCATATGCAGGTACAAGACCTCCAGTAATACCCTGTGCCATTTTTGAGAAGTTTTTAGTAGAGTTAGAAGATGCTTGAGCTGCACCTTTTAGATTACGATCAGCAGTTCGTGCAGACTTAGATACTTTATCTTGCCCTTTTGATACTCCGTCTAGTTGTTTTCGAAGTTTGCCAGCCTCAACGGTGGCTTTTTGCATTTTGCCATTAACTTCTATATCTATTTGTACTTTCTTAGCCATTAGCCAGTCACATCATGGGCAACATTGCCGCTTTTAGCTTTCGCTCTACGCTCTTCAGCTTTTCTTTTATTTTCTGCTTGTTCTGCTTTATACGAAACTAATATATTTTCATAAAGCTTCATTATGTATAAAATAACTCTAGGATTCTCTACGTTATATAGGCTAAAGAAATACTCTATACCGTTCCAGTGTTTACCCATGTAAGTTCCACTCATACCTTCCCAGTAGTCTGGTAGTAGAGAGAACATAAAAAATGCCACTTGAACTTCTTCGGGAAAGTCCGAATGTTCGAGCGGCATTTTGGCTGGGTCAGGCTCTTCTCCTAATTGTTGACAAATACTTAAATACTTGTCTACATCTATTTTAGAATCACCTTCTTTAACGTATCTTTTTAGCAGTTTTTCAATTTCTGCTATTTGTTTCCAGTAAAATTTTCTAAGTCACCTACTGTTTCTGTAACCCAGGTGTCAAAGTCTGATGAGTTTTTCATCAGAAGTTCAGCGTTTTCCCTAGTGTATGGAAGTTCGTCATCTGGATCAAATTGTGATACGTCTACCAAAAGAAGCTCTTCTAGGTAACGATATTTGAAGCCTGACCAGCTTTGAATAACAGCTTTGCAGTACTCAGAAAGAAACTTGTCTTCATCTAAAACTTCTTCTGGTTGGTGCGTTTTTCTGTTAAACTTATTAGTTACGCATTTTTTGCGTAGTTTAATAAGTTCTTCTCGTGAAAGGTAAGTTAAGTCTACTGATAAACCAGGATATCCTGCGAAATCAATAGAAACTGTTTTACTTGGAGTCATAAGACTCGCTAGGGATACGGTATCTGTCATTATTTGTCCTTTTGTTGTTATTACCAATTAATGTTATAAGTATAAACTATCCCAACAAAAAAGTCAAGATTTATTTTTCTTAGGGGTAATAAAAAACGGGCCGAAGCCCGCTTTTTAAAAGTAGGATTTAATTAAGCACCTACATACTTGATAGTACACTCATCTGTTTCAGAAATATCCGATGGTAGAGCGTGGAAGTTAGTTTCCAAACTAATAATATCGTCAATCTGATGAGTAGGAATCTCAAGGTGAGCCTGAGGAATATCAAATACTAGCTTAGGTGTTTGAGATGCACCGCCTACGTCAAATACTAAATTAAATCTGTTAGTAGAAACGTTGACAGCAGTAGCTAGATCGTCAAACAAGTCAGCACTAGTAGAATTACCACTTGAGTTAGTACCTGCGTCTAAGTAACAAGTAAAATTACCTGAAATAGAACGAGTACCAGTTACGTGGCCAACAGGTTGGTTTACACGACAAATCTCTTCTGGAGTTAAGAAAGTAATTCCATTTTCAAATGTAATACTTCCGCCAGTAAGTGCCATTTGGTATTCTTGAGCAAACTCATTACCCGCGTTAGCGTCTTGGTTCTGACTTAAGGTAGTAATTGACAAAGTAGTCAAACGGTTTCTGATAAAGTTATCAGTGTCTTGAGTACCAGTAGTAATTACTGTTGCAGCGGTTAAATCAAGTGTTGCTTGCTCTTCGATAAGCGCACCAAAGCCGCCCCATTCAGTAGTTGCAATTCCATCAATATCAAAAGACATTGTAGCACTGTTAGCTACACAATCAGAAATTTTATAAATTGTCTGACCGTCTGCTGCTGCGTAACTTAAGTCAGTAGAAGCACAGCCTCCAAGTACAAAGTACAAGTCAAAAGAACCTAAAAGAGTTCTATTTGATTCTGAAAAATCAAAAGTTACTGAATTATCACTGGTAGAACGAGTTGTTGCTTTAGACCAAGAAGTACCCGCATGAGTATATTGGTTGATAGCGACAAAGTTAGCCCAAAGAGCTTCGTCTACTGCAAATCCACCAACACCAGAAACACTTGCTGGTCTAGCGTACATTTGGAAACTCCATTCCGCAGGGTTGAAGGCATCTGTAAACATAGAACGACCACGTCTTGAAATACCTGTAACGTCTTCCATTTCGTTAATTACTACTTCTGTTGTTGAAGTAGTTTGAGAAAACGAGAATCCATTTAATACTGGAAGTCTCCAATATACACCATCCTGGTGTAAATAAAGAGCCGTTTCTCTAGATAGCTGTAATTGTGAAGCCATAGATTATCTCCTATGAATCTTGAAAAGACTTGGTCGTGAATCTTTTGATTCGTGCCAGCATTTTCTTAGTAATGAACCTGTAGAAGTATCTCTGCAACTCCTAAAGGATCAAGCACTCCTTCGTCAGTGTCAATACTGAGTACCAGAATATCGTGAGTATATTGAGTATTGCCTTGTTTATCTATATAAGCTAAACGTCCATTGCTCTCAACTACTGTTTCAATATCTTCTATAAGACTATCCAATGCATCGCTAGCATTTTCTTCATTTACATATACTCTTACAGTGATATTTAAATATCTATCGCGATAACCGTCCATATGGTATTCGCGAGTTTCACTTCCCGCATTTAAATTAACTGCAGGAAATTGGTCTACATCATCCCAGAACTGTAGCCTAGGGTGAACATTTTGCATCAAGTCATTTAAATAATCTTGATTGCCATTAATTCCTTTTAACTTATCAACTAAAGCATTTACAATGGCTTGTCGTCTAGTTGTATAGTTTCTTTGCCAACCCATTATACTCTCCTGGTGTAGAATCTTCCTATTGCCATCTCAGCCGCTATTTCTCTAATAGATTTATCAATTAGTCTTCTAGGATCTCTTTCTGGATCTCCTTGAAGATTTCCAA